GTGGGCTTTTATTCAAGGGCAGATTATCACTAAGGGTGATTGCAATTGGAGTTGGAAGTATTTTTGGAATCGTTCAAAAGAATAATTTAGACAAGGTAAAAAATGGAATTTAAACAATTTAGTATTAAAGTTTGGCGAATGTATGATATAGAAGCTGAAGGAATGAATAGATTTGTTTTGTTTCTTGGATTCATAGCAATACCATATAGTTATACATATGTCCAATTATTGCTTGGCGTATGTAGTCAGTGAATCAAATGAATAAATTTGTAAAGGTGAAAAATGACAAAGATTTGTAAAGATTGTGGACATAGATTTGGTCTTCATATTAAATATATTAAAGATGGTTCAACATATTATCAATGCAAAGGTAATCCACCATCAAAGTCTGCTTTTGAATCAAATTGCGATTGTTGTGACGAAGGAGAGCCATTACTTAAGAATAAATTTGTAAAAGATGATATATAGTAAAGTTGCAATAGATTATTCAAAAGGGGTTTCATTTAAAAAAGATGGTACAATCAAAGCAAACAAGATTGGTTGTTATGTTTTAACCAGCGAAGAGTGTAAATGGATACTTAACAAAAGATAATGAAAAAGAATAAATTTAATTTATAAATACTATGAAAAAAGAGATAAAAGAAGAACTTAAGAAAGCTACTGGGACAATGTCCACAAGAGCTCCTAAAACTCACGAAGACATTGTCGGTGCATTAATTTGTTCTTGGAAATTAGGTAGACCTCAAGACATTATGGCTGTGAATCGGCTCGTGGCAACTTGGATGAAATTGAGGGCTGTTGAGAAAGCTATGGAGAAATATGAATTGTTCTATGAGAAGAGGAATGAGTTGGGAAATGTCATTGGGCTTGAAGTTAATAAGATGGCGTATTATTTGAAAGCTTTAGAATCAGAGTTCAGAAGTTATTATAAATTATTGGATGATAGGAATGTTGGTTCATTGGGAGATGGGCCTAAAGATTTTATGGAGTTTTTGAATGGAAAAGAAAAAAAGTAGGGGAAAATTATGCCTAAATTGTTTCGAATTACATCCTATTGAATCAATATGTCTTTGTAAAAAAACAGAAGAGAAATTAGGATATAAACCTAGAAAAACTTTTAATAGTATAAATAGTATAACGACCTCATGATTGACCCAAAAAAAATTAAGAAATGCCCTATTTACTTTATCGAGAAAGTAATCAGGATGAAACTTACTTGGTTCCAAAAAGAGTGGATTGAGTTAGCAAAGAAACACGTCAGAGTTACATTCATGGCGTTCAGGAGTAGCGGCAAAACAAGGCAGTTATTCGTGAATTATTTCTTATGGTGTGCATTAGTAAATAGCAACCATCAATATTTAATCATTTCTAAGACACTTCCACAAGCAATTGAGGTTTTAAAGGACATTCGTATCACTATTTTGACAAATCCTCTGCTAAAAACACTTGTTCCATCAAACAGAAGCCAATCTTGGTCGAGAACTGAGTTGGAATTGAATAATCACTCAAGAATTCTATCAAAAGCATATAATGACAATGTTAGGGGATTACACGTTGATGGTTTAGGTTGTGACGAGCTTGGTGAGTATCAAGACCATGATATTCTTCGAAAAGCAGTTCTTCCTACGATTCGAGCCAAAAGGGGGTTCTTCATAGGTGTTGGAACTCCAAAAAGTGAGTTAGATTTACTTCACGAGATAGAAAGTGACCCTGGATTCGCTTCAATCTACTTCGATAGGTATCCTGCTGAAGGCCCAAAGGGAAATTTGTTCGAGCAGAGGTATCCTGACACAATAATCCTTCACGTTGATGGTGCAGTTGAGATTCGTGACAAAAAAACCAAGAAATTACTAGAAACTTACTCAAATATGGCTTGGTCACAGGAATTCTTGTTAAATCCTGTCAGTTTGAAGGATAGATTGTTCCCAGACCACCTAATTAAACAATGTATTAATGATTCTGCAAAATTCAACAAGGATTTGATTAATATGAACCAATATTTCATGGGTGTGGACTTTGCGATGTCTGCTCAGAGTGGTTCAGACTATACAGTAGTTACAATTCTTGAAAAAAGCATATCTTCTAAATTATTAACCATAAAACATATTGAGAGGTGGAAAGGTCTTGATTATAATATGCAAAAAGAGAAAATCAAAGAATTGTCAGACCATTTCAAGATAATCAAATGTTTAGGTGACGAAGGTTCATTTGGAAAGACTTTTATCTATGATTTGAAATTAATGGGTGTTCCAATTGATGGATATAGGTTCACACATCAAAGTCAATCAAAAGAAGAGATAATTAAGGCTTTGCGTGACCAATTCGATAAAAAAGGTTTTGTAATTCCATTTGATAGGTCAGATGCTTTGACATATATGACAGTTAAGACACTTGTAGATGAATTAACTAAGTTTGGGATTGTTTTTGATTATAAAAGAGGCATTGTAAAGTTTGAAGGAACTGGAAAACATGACGATATGGTTATTTCTCTCGCTTTAGCTAATTTCATAGCAAGGCATATTTCTATGGGTTGTTACAAAGTTGAAAAAGGGAGTACTGCAAGGCAATCTCCTTTCGTTGTATCAAAAGGGTAGTAATAATCAATTAATTTAAATAATAGTTGTGCCCTAGAACTAATTATGGCTCTATTTGATAAGGTTTTCGGCAAGAAAGAGATGGGTAAGGCCATCGTTAAGACAAATTCTAAGTCAATTGAAGAAGAAAGCGACACAAGAGAAGAAATGTATGAATGGTATAAACGTGCATATGACACTGTGCCAATGGTCAATTCTATTATTCAGGTTCAAGCAGACCAAGTTGTTCAAGACTTCTATTTCGAAGGGGAAAATGTAAAGGCATTAACTGAGTGGGCTGATGACATTAACCTTATGCAATTCTTTCACAGGATAACAAAAAGTATGCTAATGTACGGAAATGGTTATGTGGAAGTTGTTAAAAAAGTTGATAAGATTGTAAAACTTAAAATTCTAGATGCAAGATATATTGATGTTTATAGGGACGTGTTTGGTGCAATTATTGGGTACTCTCAGATTATTTGTAAGAAGAGATTGGTACTTTGGGGTACGACTGGTAATAAACAAAAAGATTCTGCATTCTTTAAGAAGATTTCAAAGATAGAAACTATAGTTCATTTCAAATATAATGTAATTGGTTCAGAGAAATATGGGACTAGCATTATTATGCCATTAAGAGAGTCAATTAAGACCAAAGTAGCGATGGAACATGATTTGGGTAAAGTACTTAATAAATATATAGCTCCACTTATACACGCTTCAGTTGGTTCAGATGAGATGCCTGCTCAAGAAGATGCTGTTTCTTCAGTTGCTTCTAGTTTGAGGAATCTTGAAGCTGAATCTGAGATTGCAACATCACACTTAGTAAAACTTAATGTTCTTGGTTTCGACAATAAAGGAATCGATATGAAAACACCTATTGAACATACAGACCAACAAATAATCACTGGTGGGCAAGTTCCTCCAGTTTTACTTGGAATGTCTGCCAATCTTGGTGATAAATCTGCTGAAGTTCAATTGAGAAACTTCGGAAGACACATTAAGTCTATCCAAAGAGAAATCAAAGTTGAGTTTGAAGACAATTTGATTGTTGGGCAAGGATTAGGAAATTCTAAAGATAAATTGATATGGTCTAAAGCTGAAGAGAGAGAATGGGAAGTTCAAACTGATATTTTGAGAGGATTAGTTACAGATGGTATTTTAACTGCACAGAAAGCAAATGACTTACTACCACCTAAATTTCAAGAGAAATTACCAGAAATACCAGACCCTTTGAATGGTCAGGAAGTTGATGCAAATGGTATGCAAAAACCAAGACCTAATCAGATGAAAAATGATAAAGTTAAGGATAATCCAAATGACCCTACTAAAACTTCAAAGAATCCTAATGCAAAAGGCCGTGTTGTAAAGAATGATAGAAAGGTTCCAATTAAATGAAGAGGATTTGTAAAGCAGCAGATGTTGCCATTGTTGGTAAAATATGCAGTAGCAAAGTTCATAAATTAGATACTTATGATTCTAATGGTAAAAAAGTTGGAACTTACGACCCTTCGGAAACTAAAGAAGAATTACAACCAGGGATGGTCAAAATACCAAGCAGTATGAGGCGAAGCTCTTATGATGATTAAAGACCCATGGGGAAAATTTCATAGTGTTCCTGATAGATACGACAATAAAGATTTAGATATTTCAACAGACCATGTTTTCAATAATATGGTTCCAACAGACCAACTTACAAAGAATGTTCCTAATATGAATTGGGCTTCTACTAGGGTAAATGAATCGAGAGATGTGTCTTTAATATTAAACGGACCTTATGTAAAAAAGGAACGAAAAAAGAATTGGTGATAATAATGGATATAAGAGAAAATGTTTCACTTGAATTTTCACCTGATTTTAAGATTACTGAATCAGAAGATGGTAAGCAACTTAAGATTGGTGGGACTGCACTTGTTGAAGGTATGAGTAAAAACAAAATTGATTACAGATTAACTAATATTTCAGAGAATGATGGTGGTTCATTTAAATTTTTAGTTGGACATCCAAAAACAAATGTAGAAGACCACGTCGTGGGTAAAGGTAACTTATCTCAAATAGATAAAACTCTAATGCACGAAGGTATGATTATGAACACTGCTAGACACCCAGATGTAATAGAAAAAGTTAAAGCTGGTTTACTTGGGCCGTCTATTCACGCTAAAGCAGATAAGGTTTCAAAAACTGAAGATGGATTTATAGTTGAAGGACTTAACATTAGAGGTATGGGGCTTGTAACTTTCCAAGGTGTGAAAGAAGCATCAATAGATTATGCTATCGCAGAATCATTTAAAGAAGAGATTGACTTGACTGAATTAAAACAAAAAGGTGATATTATGGCAGAAGAAGAAATAGTTAAGGAACCAATCGTGGAACCAGTTGTGGAACCAGTTGTAGAGGAACCAACAGCGAATGAATCTGAACAAAAAATCAAAATCCTTGAAGAAGAAATTAAGGGTTTGAAAGATAGTAAAAAGATTGAATTGGTTGAAAGTATTGTTGGTATCAACAAAGACTTAGTTAAGGAAGAATTACTTAAAGAAAGTGAAGATAAATTAGTACTTATAAAAGAGTATGAACAAAAACTTTCTGAAGTAAAACCTCAAGAAGCTGGTATTGTTGAAGATGATTCCAAAAAAGAGAAAGATTTGATTGTAGAGAACACTGATAATAGTGTGACTTTGTCTGAAGAAGCATATAAAGACTTCAACAGAGAAATAATTGAAAATATAAGGTGATAAAGAATGGCACAAGACGGATTTATGTTATCTGATGAAGGACGTACTATCACTGTTCTAAATGACAGCGGAACTACTGCTATTACAGCAGGGGACTTATGTTATACTGGAACAAATGATGACGTTCTAACAGGTACAGCAGCTTCTGCAAGAAACGCATACGATTGTGGAGACATTAAAGTATTTAGTATTGCAGCAAGTGCAACAGGTTATTTGACAATAGTAGGTGTGGCAGTTAATGATATTCCAGTAGATGGATATGGTTCAGTTGCTATGGAAGGAGTGTTTATTCACCCAACTAATGCTAATGTAGAAGCAGGAAGTTTACTTCAAGCTGACGAAGCAACTGATAATAAAGTAGATGCTTTAGATGCACCAGCAACCACAGCAGGCGGAGCACCAATTCTAGCTGCAATCCAAAATAAAATTGGAAGGGCACTTACAGGTGGTTCAGCAGATGGAAAGTATATTATATGGAAACTGGGGTTATAAAGAATGGCAACTCAACTATTAAATACAGGAAGTGCAGATTTTGCAAGTTCTAGTGCTAATTCAGGTACAACTTCATATCTTATTCCAAGAACACTTTTACCTAGTGTAATGAGTGCAGTAAGAAAAAAATTAGTTTTAAGAGGATTAGCTGCAAGAGTTTTCGGACCTTCAAGCATTCCAGGAAGAACTCTAGTTCTACCAATGCAGAGTGAGATTGACTCAAACACTGCTATGGCTGTGGACAGAGTAGGAGAAGGTGGAGAATTTTTACTAACTCAGACTCAGTTCGAGAACTTAACTCTAACACCAGTAAAGTACGGTGCAAGAGTAGGAGTAACTAAGGAAATGATGGAAGATGGAATCATTGACTTGCTTTCGTATCACGCTGAATTAGCAGGATATGAATTTGCAGACAATGAAGAAGCTCTTATCGTAGCTCAGTTAGACGCTGCTGCAACTGCATCAAGCAATACAGTATCAAACTCTAATGCAACTCTACCAATTTCAGACATAACTGCATCTATGCAACAGTTAGAAAGTAATAACTATTTCCCTACTCATATGATTGTAGGAGCAGAAGTAGCAAACGACCTTCGGAACATTGACAGTTTTAACGAAGCAGATAAGACTGGTGCTGGTAGTATGGCGACTGGACAGAGATTAATTGGTTCAATTTTCAATATGAAAGTTATTGTAAGTAACAATGTTACTGCAACTCTTGCATATATAATTGATGCAAGTCATGCATTCGTTATTGCTGAAAAAAGACCATTAACTATCGAAAGATACTCTGATGTTTCAAGAGACTCTGGTTTCTTGGTAGTTTCACAAAGAATTGCTGTGAACTATCTTAGAGCTGAAGCAACCTCTGAAATAACTACTGTTTAGATACAGTTTTTTTTATTTTTTCTTTTTTTAATATAAATAGGTGATAATTATGGTAATGAATTACGGATGTAAAAATGGACTAAGTGGTGGACTTAGTGTTGATGGCGAAAATATGCCTGCTATTGAAAAAGGTGTAGGTACTCCTGGACACTCAGCACCAAAAGGTACTGTATATGTGGATTTGAATGCAACATTAGGAACTGCATCTCATTTTAGAAACACAACAGGGGCATCAATTTGGGCTGCCATGAGTGATGATTAAAATGAATAAAGAACAACTAAAAGCAAAGATTGAGAAATGGGCTGGTGTCAATAAGTATATCGTGAAGGATGCTAAAAATAAACTGAAAGCATTTCCAGTTGATAAAGTAAAAGAAGAAAAAGTGAAGGAACAAGATGTACTTCCTTTTTCAGAAAAAGAACTTTTTGATTTAAGTAAAAAAGAACAGATTGAAATTTTAGAATCACTTGGTGCTAAGAAAATTCCTAGATTGGAATCTGGCAGAGTTAAGTTGATTATAGAACTAAGATAAATTATGAATACGAGGCGAATGAAATGGCAGATTACGTAGATATTACTCCTAGAGGAGTGGACAATGGGCAAGGATTAGTTGGTTTAAAGAATGTTGTTTTTCAGGAAACAGACTTGAGACAGATTAATGAGAATCCAAGTAGGCTTACAAAAGAAGGTATTATTGAGAAGTGCAGTATATGGACTAAATCAATTAACTCGCATATGAAAGTTAAGTATAATGCTATGAGGGTAAATTGTAAGAATGTTCAACCATCAGGTGAAACTGAGAAAGGTGAGATTGTGCTTTCATATAATAAAGATGGAACTCCTAATTGGGTTAAGAAAAAGCTTGAACTTGTCAAAAAAACAAAGTTGAAAGAATTCAAAGAATCAAATAAATAGGTGATTAATTATGGCAGCAGGAGATACTGAAGTATTCGGTCCGTGTAGGCCTGACCAGCTAAAAGCATTAGTTGATGCAAGCAGCATTGTTGTAGCTGATGATATTACAATGTGTAATGTTGCAGGTGGACTTGTGTTTATATTTGTAGTGAAAGCAGCATAATGGGAAGACTAACTGGATATGAGGACAACTTACCGAGCACTGAATACAATAATAGGTCAAGGAAGTAAATTGTTTCCAATTAAAGGTGCAATACTTTTAGGAGCTAATGATACAATCTCATTTAATTTAGTAGCAGAATCCCCAAACATTCCGTATGATACAATACTTGGAACTTCGATAGCAAATGGTATTAATTATAAAAGAATACAGAGTGGAGCTACTATAAGTTCAGCAACAATTAGTAAGTTTGTTGATTTTATGACATTGAGTAATGCAACAATCACAGGACAAGGTGGAGATGCTACAAATAATTAGGTATCATTAAATGTTCAATTCAATGAAGAAGTTGTTCTTAAAGCAGAAGATGAAGATAAAATGACATTAACAATTAATGATGATTTAAGTGGTCTATTATATTTAAGAGTTGGTGCTGGTGCTAAAGTAGAGACAAGATAATGGGTGGAGATGACAATGAAGGTTATAAGTAAGTAAACCTTGCAAATTTAAGGAAGGATATAAAAGAAATAGGTGTAGAATGGAATTGGAAGAAATGTTTGATGTGTTCAGAAAGGAATTCATCAGTTTGAAAAATACAATTGTGGTACAGAAAAATAAGATAAGTACTTTGGACAATGACTGTGTGGCACTTTCGTCACAACTGGCACAGGAAAAAGCTAGATATTTTGAATTAGAAGGAAAGTGGAACAAGTTACAAGCTCTACTAGGGAAAGGTGAATGAAATGTATGCTTTGAATATAAAGAAAGGTTCGACAATTAATCATCCTGCGATTGGGAAATTGCAAGGTGGGATAGCTCGTGAGGTTTCACCAGATGAAGCTAATCAAGTTAAGAATATTATTAATGTAGTAATCTTCGAAAGCGTTGAAAAGGATTAATTTAAATAATACTTATCACAGAGGTTAAATATGGTAATAACAACTGCAAATGTAAAGGCTGATATTGGTGAATTGTATGACTCAGTTTATGATGGTACGACATCCATTAAATCAATTATTACACGAGCTGAAGATTTTATCAAGATTCAATCAGGTACTACAACTGGCTACGACCCAGTTATCAGGCCATTAGTAGATTCAATGGTTGTGAATCATATGATTGGTGGGATAGACCCTGTCAATAAAGTAATTGGTTCATTGTCTGTTGGAGATAAAGATTTGAGGACTATGCAATCTTCGTTCAAGAAAGAAGCTCAGAAAGCTGCTGTAATGAAGGGCATTTCACTTGATGGGTTGAGTATCATATTTAAAGATTCAGAAAATTAATTAAAATGGCATTGGCAAACTCGTTATTGACGGCTGCAAGACAGTTAGTTAATACATTCGGAAATAATGCAAATTTATATTCATATAGTGGTGCTACCAAATCTTCTAATGAAGAAGGTGAAGACACTATTACAGATTGGAAAACCGCAACCGTTATCAAGGTGGTTGATGGTGGCTCACAAGGGTCAGAGATGATAAAAGCCAGTCAAGTAAGGGAAAAGATTGGCGAAGACGAAAAAATAATTAGAGATGATGTTACAATAGCTTTGAATGACAGATTACTATATGATGGTATAAATTATATGGTTACTGCAATCAAGACTGGGAGGGTTGAAAGTACAACCATAATTCAGATTGTAACATTTTCAGAAGTTTCATCAACAACAAGTTGGTAAATACCTACAATGGTCGTAACAAGAGATACTTTAAGAACAGCAGCTTGGGATACAATTTATACATATCTCCAAACTACAAACCCTATTTCTACAAATAATATCTTTAGTTCTCTAAATAGTAAATTAGTTAGCAATGTTGGATACCCATTTGTTATTATTCCTCCCCCAACTTCATCTATGAATAAACTCACATTAGATGCACATACAACTCAATCAGAGATTTCATTTTTAATAGAAGTGTATGAGGTTCAATCTGAAAAAGTTAAAGCTTTGGCAGATAATGTTATTTCAAAACTTCATGCAGGTAGGTCTGTTTTTGGTGCAGAGGGTATGAAGAATATGAATGTTGATGAAGGGGATAATGATTTTTGGGAGGATGGTAAAAAGACAATACACATGATTAGTTTCAATGTATCGTTTAGATTTATCGTAAGAGCATAATGGTTCGTGGATTATCAACAAGGCTTTCATTTAAAGTTCCTAATATGAGAGGTGTTATTGGCAGGTTTGCTAATGGTGCATCAATATCTAGAGAACAAGCTGAAAACTTAGACCATGAGTTAGCAAAATCATTTAAACGTAGATTGATGCAAAGATTAAATACTATGAATCATTATCCTAATCCAACACATAGTACTCCTACATCAATAAGGTCTACTGTTAGATTAAGTAAAAATAAAGTAGAGATGGTTAGGATTGGTCGTGGAATAAATCCAATTTGGGTTGAAGAAGGTCACGAAATGGTTGTAGGAAAAGGAGATTTCAAAAGGACTGTAGGATTCGTAAAAGGTACTTGGTTTTTTACTAACACTAGGATTGATTGGGAACGTACAATTCCAGCTGTGCTTAAGAGGGTTGGTGCCAAGATTGCAGGTGAAAGACAAGCATACTCTGATTCAGTTAGGGCATTTTAGATGATAAGATAGAAACGATAAAAATAATAAGGTGATAAAATATGGCTTTGCCAACACATTTCGAAGGAGAAGATGTAATAATTACATTTGAAAAAGAATACAGCACTACAGATGGTGACAGTACAGCTAGGTCTACGGCTATTCAAAACGTAGGTGGAAAAGTCCTAAGCTGGAATGTCAGTGGTGGTGGACAACCAACAGAGGACGTTTATGCTTTCGGTGGAAAGACATTTAACTTCCAGAAACCAAGAGAGAAATTTACTGCTTCGTTTGAAGTTATGGTGAACAACTCTGAATTTGATTTTATTCAATTCGGTGGGGAATCAGGTACTAGAATTGGTGCATCTGTAGGTAAGACAATTAAATCAACTGACAAGACAAGAAGATGGCGAATTATGATGTGGTTCCAATCAAGAGAGTTTCACGTTACAAATGCTACAAAAACTGTAACTGTTCCAGGTAAAACTGAATCTGTTTATAGGATGATATTTGTAGATTGTAAAGCAGTTACTTTTGACAAGGAGTTTTCAGCAGATGATTACTTTAAAGGAACATTGGCTTTTGAATTTTCAGCAGCTGATGATAGTGGTTATGCAAATTATATACAACAAGAAGGAATTCCTGTTACTGCAACAACTACATCTGTTCTTGATAGTTTGACTACATCTGTTGCTGCATCTGGTAAAGGTGGATTACTTCTTGAAGCAAGAGGTTATCTCGATTGGGCCTCTTCAGCAGTTCCTGTATGGTATGCTGGTACAACTACTACTGCTGTGAAAGATAGATATAGGTACACTGGTTAGAAGATGAAAAAGAAAGATAAAGTTTCAGTTAAGATTGAACCTGTTCCAGCAAGGGATAAGACAATTATGGATGAGAAAGAACTATTAATTTATCTTGAAGCTTTCATCCCTAATGACAAACGTATCCCTCCTTTAAGGGAAAAGTACAGATAATTTTTTTATTTTTTTTTATTTTTTAGTAGCGTATAGACGAGGTGAATGAAATGTTTGAAAATATGAAGAAGATTGGAAGGTATGACGAAGGAATAAAAGTTGCCGTTGTGATTGTATATCGTAAAGGTGGCGAAGAATTAGCTGAGAAGGCTGCGAAGATTCATCATTCTAGAGCTGGATTTCCATGTGTTGTTTGTTATATAGAAGATACTAAACAAGAATACTGGGTTGCTATGCAGAATAAGGCTTTCAAAGAATTAGAGTTCGACTATTATGTTTATTCTTGTGACGATTATTTTCCAGGTAGAGATTATTTAAAGATTGCCTTACATACTTGTTTACAGAGAATCAAGAAAGTGTGTGCATTTAATGATGGAAAATGGCATGGTCATTTGGCAACTGCTGCTTTGGTCAAGAAGGATTTTATTGAAAATATTCCATATAAAACCTTATTCTGGAAAGGATATAAAATGAGTTATGG